TCCCCGCCAGCGGCGGGATCAGGGGGATACCCCGGGGGGGGATACCCTACGGCACTCCATGCATGCATGTTTTTGGGCGTTCATGCTTGCATGGTTTGATTGATCACGTTTAAATTATAACCTGAAAGTCACGACATACCCGCCCACAAAAAAATTATTTCTTTTTTTCTTCCAATCGATCGAACAATAGCAGCCGTTTTTTTCTTTTTGTCTTCCAATCGATCAATCAAAAGAAAAAAGTTTGTTTCCAATCCTGGAAAGTACCACCGGCAAAAAATACCGGCACCGGCAACGATCCGGCACCGATCCGCGACAGCTGCCGCCTTTTACATGAAAAAAATTTTTTCTGTATATATAGATAAATAATCAAAAAATCGTTTTTTTGGCAATTTCCAAAATTTTTTAAAAAAAGTATTGCAATGTGTACACAGATAATATAATATAAATGTGTACACAGAGAAAGGAAAAAAGGAAAATGTTTAAATTGTACAATGGGAAAATCCATAACCACGACAGCAAACGCCCGGCAATGGGTAGTATTTGCAAAATTGCATCAATTAAAGGAACCACATTAAACGAATCAAAAGCAAACTATGAATTGATCAATATTCTAGTAAATGGTGGAAAGTATGACTCATACGTTTGCAAAAATGTAAAAACCGGAAAAATTAAAAACGCTGGAATGATAACAATTAATAATGACGCTTTAATCACTGAAAAAGTGAAAGATGCGATTTGTTCAAACCATACCGGAAAAATGAAAGATGTATTGTCTATTTCTACTTCGGTCCTTGAAAACAAGAATTGTATCGAACGATCAAAAGATGTTAACAGCATTTGCCATTATTGTTTCGCACAACGCATGTTAGCACAGTATGAAAGCCTTGAAAAAAAGCTTTCCAGGAATACGGAACTGTTAACAAAACAAGTTATTCCAGCAAAACTAATGCCGGTCTTAAATTGTGCTATATTCCGTTTTGAATCATTCGGCGATCTGAACAACGAAACGCAAGTTTTGAATTATTTCAATCTTTGCGAAAAAAACAAAAATACTTCTTTCGCTTTATGGACTAAAAATCCATGGTTTATAAAATCCGCTATGAATCACTATAACCGCAAAAAGCCAAAAAATTTGATCGTTATATATTCCAGTCCGCGTTTGAATGAGATTTGTGAAAACATGCCGGAATTATATATTGATGAAAACACCGGGAAAAGCATCATTGATAAAGTATTTACAGTTTTTGATAAAGACCATGCGAAAGATGTAACAATCAACTGCGGCGCTCGTTCGTGTAATAGCTGCCGCCGTTGCTATTCCAGGAAATCCGGAAAATTTGTAAATGAATTATTAAAGTAAATGAAAGGAAAGTGAAACAATGACATATCGCGATTTGTGGGAATTGTTCGGCGATATGATACCGGAAACCCTTTTAAAGGATGTTAAGCCGGAATCATGGAACCCGGACAACGACAGCGAATAAACCGCTTTAAAAGGCATTTAAGAGCCTTTTATGGATACATTCCAGGCAATGCCGGGAATGTATCAATATAAAGCTTTTAAAGCTTGGAAAGGAAAAAAAGAAAATGTTTAGAACTATTTTAACCGCTGCTATATTAGCAGCACAAACGACAGCACCAACGACAACGACAGCACCGGAAACCATTCCGGAACCAATGCCGGAAACGGTCCAAGAACCGGCACCGATCCAGGAACCGGCACCGATCGACAGCGACAGCACCGAAAACGAAAATGATTTTTCGGAAATTGAAAACACCGATTCAATCGAAAATGAAATTATAGAAAATTCTATAGATGAAAGTAGTGATTCAATTTCCATTGACGATTCGCAAGAATTCCAGGAACCGGAAACAATTCCGGAAGAAATTCCGGCTATTGATGATACTTTCGAAAATCCGGATCAAGAGCAAGCCTATATTATTGCAAATGGTTTATATGATGATTCGATAGAATGGATTAATGCACCGAATGAGCCGGAATTTCCGGAACTTGACACGCGTTTTGAAAATCCGGAACAAGAGCAACAATGGCTTGAAATATGTGAATCATATGAACCATACGAACCGGAACCGGTCCAGGAACCGGAATACACCGAACCGGAACCGGTCCGCACACAATCGGCATACATTCCGCACGATCTCACAAGGGAAGACTTTCCAGCATTGCAAACGATCGGATATTATCCAGGCAAAAAACCCTCTTATATTGTTTCTGTAATTGTTTGCGAATTCTAGAAACGAATCGGACAGGATTTAAATCCTGTCAATATATGCCCTGTTCAATCGGACAGGGTATATATTGATGGAATTTATACCCATTAGAAAGAAGGAAACCATGAAAAAAACAGAAAACATGATTCTTATTAACGACATTATGCAAACCTTGGATGATTTGCATGCGACAGATTTTTACCCGGAAGACGAGTTGGACAGCCTGTTTTTACAAATTACAGATATCGTAGTGAATTGTGAAAAAGAGGATCTTTCCGCACTCCTGGATGATTTAAAGGCTGATGATTATGCGGAAGAACTGAACGAATCGGAGAGAGATCTATACGACAGCATTATAGACCGTTTAACCGGAAAGATAGAAGAATAGGAGGATATCGGCATGTTTACAGTAATTAACGAATCGGACCGGATTTATCGCATTAACATTGATCACGCACAATTTACCTTTATTGCATCCGGATTAAATCACTTGAAAGTGAATGATTTCAGAAAATTTATCAATTGCTGGATTATACCGGCAATGAATCGGACAGAGATCTTTCAGGCAATTTATACCGCCCTTGACGAGAAACACAAAAAGATCCTGGAATCAAAGAAAGAAAAAATTCTGTAATTCCAGTTGGACAGGGTTTGAATCCTGTCAATGCATACCCGATCATAAACCGGATCGGATACGCATTGATGGAAGTAAGCCATCTAGAAAATATGTAAAGGAGAAAAACATGAAAGACATTATTATCACTTTGGCAGAAGACATTTGCAACGCATTCAACCACAATTTTGACGAACTTGCGGATAATGAAATCATTCCATGGATGTATTTCAGTGTCCGTTCGGACGAGGTGGACGAGATCGCTTATGATGCCATTAACACGGCATTGTGTGACCGTGATGCGGAGACCATTTTAAAGCTTGCGGACATTCTGAACTACCTCGGAGAGTATCGGACATCACTCCATATGTGCTATCTGTATGCCGATGAACTCATTGCATATGATGCCATGAGGTTAAACGATATCGTTAGCGAATTCGAAAGAGTAGCGGCTGCCTGTTAACCGTTCGGACAGAGTTTATCTCTGTCTATAGATACCCTGGTCACCAGGTGGACAGGATACCTATAGATGGACATATACCCATCGAAAGGAGAATATATGACAAAGTACACAATTCAGAGAGCAATCCAGTATGCCTACCCAATCGGACGAGACTTCGGATTTAAGAAGACTTTCCAATCGGATGGCTTGGAGTGGACAGAGCCTTATACATCGTTTATCGGTGGAACATTCTGCACCGATTCGCCGTCAGAAGCACTCTGTTGGATCGGAGAAGTATGGGAGAAGATGAAACACGGATACGAGGTTTCCGGCTGGGCATCGGTCCAGGAAGATCCCGATTCTGCGGACATCACATTTGTATCGCCGGAAGGAGTTTGGAACATCCTGACCAGTTGGACACTGAAATATCAAAAGTAAATCTTGCCTATAAACGTACCCATAGATTAAAATGGAAAATGAAAAGGAGAAAGTGAACATGACAAACATTTATGAGATTCATTATTTTGATGACAACGATTGTGGAAGGGCAGTAACCCTGTTCGGAGAAAACGAGTCGGAAGTTGCTAATGTTTTCTTTGAGATCGGAGACACCTTCCAGGACGGCAATGGTGGCGGTCTGAATTACATTGACGAGATCGCAACTCTTGACGAGGACGAAGCGGACATTGTCAGCCAGTACCATTCAGGCAGCGTGTTGGAGAAGAGACAGTTGGTCAATGATTACATCGAGATCTTAAACAAATATGACGTTGAGCCGGACGAGGAAGATCTTTTCTTCACTCGTCCAGAGCCAAAGCGTTGGTAAGTGAGGTGGACAGAATGGCATATTCAGAAGCACAGAAGAGAGCAGATGCAAAATACAAAGCAAAGCACATCAAACAGATTAAGTTCAACTTCCATATCGAGTTGGATGCTGATGTACTCGACCAGTTGGAGAAGGTCGGAAACAAACAAGGTTACATCAAAGACTTAATCAGAGCGGACATCGCAAAACAGAAAAAAGACTCCTGATCGGGAGTCTTTTTTCATGCCACGCTTTTGTTGCATCATTCGGAGGTGAAAATAAATACTATGCCTATGCGGATATTATAACAGATTTCATTTTTCTTCGTGCTTCAAATCGGACAAAATCTGAATTATGTAATCAGCTAACGCATTAAATTCCACATTCAGCGGTATTCCGATCAGATGGACATGCAGTTTCGGAATGCTGGCATCGTCCTCTTCGTAAGTCATTTCCCTTGACTCTGCAGGAATCTTGTTGAACAGTTCACCGATCTTCTTTGCGTTGTCAAATGAGTTGGACATCTCTACACTTCCTTCCCAAAGTATCTCATAACCGCCTTACGGCATGTATGGTAGTTGTGATAGCCATAGATTCGGACACACACCTTGCCCCAGTTCAGATTCTGCACGTAGTGGAGAACGATCATCTTTGCGATTGTCGGATCGGGGATCTCCTGAATGAATCGAGTGATTCTCTGATTCATTTCGATGATCTCAGCGTTCTTTTCTATCAGCTTCTCGTCAAGATCCGCAATCATTCGGACGGCAGTTGCAGTCGGATCGGACACATCCCCCGAAGTCTTCTTCCCGCCCCTGACCGCATCGAACTGTGGTGAGTGGACACGGTTATACAGACTCTGTTTCATCATTTCCAATACATCGTACTCGTCACTCAGCTTGCGGTATCTCTTCAGATCCTCAAGCGTTATCTGCTTTTCTCTTTCGGTCAATACTCGTACCAGTCCTTTCTGAAGGGTGTGTGCTTCGGCTCGGTCGGAGAAGCATACTTCTCCGGCACTGGGATGCCGTATTTCCTGGCAGTCCTGACAAGCAGTTGTCTTCCCTTCTCCGTCAGTTCGTCCGTATCCCTGTCATGGAATGTGTTGTGAGTCGAGGTGGACACGGAGATCAGATTCCATATGCAGTATGCATATTCAGGAAATTCATCCTTCGGGAAAACGTGATGGACAACCTCGGCTGCTTTCACTTTGCCGTACCGTTTCGCTTCCATGTCTTCGTAGTTGTCTCTCCGCAGTGCGGACTGTCTCAGCTTAATCCACTTCGGGGAGTCATAGAATCTATCCTTGGCTTTTTTCATAGGACCTTATGATTCGGATAGCATACTCGTAGACATTGTATCGGATCTGTGTCTCCCTTCGGGTTGCTTTTATCTGCGATCTTGTCTTCTCCAGTTCGGACACTGCCGACTCTGTATCGATCATTCCGTCTTTGTCTATCATCATGCGGACATCGGCAATGACGATATCAAAGTATGCCCTTTCCAGGATCTTCTGTCCTGAACAGTTGCATTTGCGTTTGTTGCGGAGATCTTCCAGCTTGTCTACAATCGGCTTTGCATTAACTAACATGACCGGATTATAGCAAATTTGAAATGGACACGATGCCGATTTAGGGGATTTTGCAAAAAGAAAAAGACAGGCTTTCACCTCTGTCTTTTTCCTGTACGTTCCTATAACTCAATGAAAGGAATTATTAATGGGCATTGTTATTCTACAGATAGTTTGCTAAGTAGTCAAGTTTTGCAAGCACCGATGAATTGCCCTGTTTTAGCCGTTTTAAGAGCGTTCTTGATTCGGACGGTAAATTGTTCAGACGAATCGGAGATCGCTCTTATTAGCCGTTTTGCATGGCTTCTGCGGTGTCTTTTTCCTTTCTTCTGCCGTAAGAACAGTAGTCTGACTTGTGGAATACACCGTACACGACATGCTTACGGCACTTTGTCATGCCATTTCCAAGTTCATCGAAGTATTCGCACTCACCGCATCGGACAAAGTCCTTGTCTTCCGGCAACGGCAGTGTCTCCATTGCGGTTCGTTCTTCTTTTTCTTCCTCGGTCAGGGACATCCATGCGATGTGGACGGCATTGCGACAGATCGGCTCAAGATTGCAGATATCCACCAGTCCTTCGGATGTGTCGGACATCTCGCTTCTCTGTCTGAACCACAGGCACTTCGTACATGCGTTGTACGGTCTGCGGATTGTTGCGGTTTTTTCCGTTTCGGATGTCAATGGATCAAGCATCGTGTTCCTCCTGCAACCAAGGCAGATCGTAGTGTTTGCCTGTTTTTTTCAAAAGACTTTTGTCACGAAACAATAATGTACCATCTGAAGGTTTTATTACGGAAACCACTCCATCATCATATTTCTCGTACAAAACGATATATTCATTTCCAGTAGTTAGAGATACTACCACATCCCCCACTCGGATTTGTTCCTTCTTTTCTTTCCACTCATCGTACTTGGCTTTTGCTTCGGATGCAGAATTATTTCTAAGAATATCTTTTAATAATCCTTTGCCGAAACATTCAATTACTTCATATAATTCCATACCACCCTCATATGGTGGAAGGCAGACTCCTTTCATCATCTCCCAAGCATCGGACAGACCTTTCTGGTATCCGTCATCGTAACCATCGCAATATTTTCTATCTAATGCTGTCATCTTGCATTTGTTTGCAAATTCACTCCATTCCTTGTCCGTCATTCTGCTTCTCCTTCGTCATTGCGGGAATGCTCCTATCCTGACTTTTGGCGGTTCGTCACCATCTTCTCTTTTCTTTGCCCATGCACAATAACCATCTCTCGGCACTCTGTTACTTCCCAACATAACACAGTACCCAAGCACTTTATTGTCTCCGGCATTCGGATTGTACCTTTGGCAATTTTTGCACAGGATTAATTCGCTGTGATTGTCAGTTTCGTTTAAACTATACTCTTTCACCAAATGCTCAAGAAACTCTTTCGCATCGTTGCCGATGACTTTCATTGAATACTCGACCCTGTCTGCATACCCTGTGTTGTCGAAGATCTTGGAGATCAATGCATAAACAACCTCGATCAGTGTCTTCTGATTCTCCCTGTTTAGCTCATCAATATATGAATCCCCATACGCTTCGATATCCCCAACGAGAGCATCAATCACGCCCAATATTTGTTCAGCATCCAGTTTGCTCATTCTGTTTCTCCTTGTACAGTTCCTCTCTCAGTTGCTTAGAAAACCCCTTCAACATGTCGAAATGGCTTCTCATGTGGATGGATTTCGGATTGTTGTATCGTCCTTCCGTCTCCAAGTACAGGCAGATGGAACAAAGTGTTTCCAAGATTTCCACCAGCACCGCTTTATAGAAGGCAATTTTAGATTTCAGCTTTTTCATTCTCTTTCTCCTGTCCCTTCTTCCACCTGTCGACCATATACTGTAAGCCAAGCCTTTTGCTTCGGATTACCCAGTTACTAATAGTGCCTGGGACCGTGACCGCTTCATCTTTGTAATACCCATCAATTTCCTGTTGGATGAAGCTGACAGGAACGGCATCCACGACAGGTTCTGAGTCCAGTTTAGCAATCGCATATTGCAAAGCCATCAGTACAACAGGGTTTGGTCTGCCTATTCTTAGGTTTCTGCATATTGCATTTTCCAGTTTTCGCCTATATGAATCCCTGTCAATTAGTTCCATTCTTTTCCTCCTGTTCTTTCTGCCAGTCATACAACATCCAGTTCAGCCAATTCGGAAAAGAAAGTCCATCTTTTGTTACCCAATGTTTAATCCACTCAATCGGAATTGCGTCCACCACTGGTGCGGACATAACCGCCATCCGTGCAACCATCTCCTCACTTGGTATCGTCTTTAATGCTTTGTCTCTGTCAATCAGGTTCATTCTGTTTCTCCTTCTCCGTAAAGTCTCGTACCGCAGTTTGGACAGTACTTGTAGTAATCAAAGGAATATCGATATGGTGTGGTCAAGTATTTGTTGCACACAGGGCATCGGCACGACTGGACTTCATCTATGATTCCCTTGGTTTCATAAATCTCGCACTCTTGCCATGTCTTCTTGTCAGGCATCCATTTTCACCGCCTTGTACTTTTCCATCAGTTCATCGTACATCCGCTTCAGATTATCGTTTTCCGCTTGCAGATAGCCGACCTTACCTGCCAGTACGTTGTTCTCTACTTCCAGTGCAACGATAATAGCTGCATCGGTTACCTTGTCGGAGTATCTCTTTCGGACATCACAGTAAATCTGTCTTTTGTCCATTATGTCACTTTCCCTCCGAAGACTTAAAGTCAACCAGACCGTGTTCGATAACTTCCTTTTCCGGAAAGAAGCTGATCTCGTATGCGTACGGTGTCACGCTGTCTGCTTCTACCTGTACACATGTGTATGTAACGTCATCGCTGAGATGTGCGTAGAACAGCTTGTACTCGTCATACCCTGTCTTGATCGTGACATTCAGATCACCGTCTGAATCAGAATTGATTGATATCAGTCCTTCAACCTCAAACAGTGCTTCGTTTGTCCTCGTATTCAAAGCAATGACTTTTCTTCTGACAAGAAAATTGTCCGCATCCATACGGATGTTGTAATTCACTTTGTCTGCTTTCGTACATCCCAACAGGACTATCATCATTAATGCAATTATCTTTTTCATTTTTCTTTCCTTTCTGCCCATGCACAATATTTGTATGAATCTACAATACGGAAACGTAGCAAATCACAATACCCAACTTCGCTAAACCACTTGCAATCCTTGCAGTGGACCAGTTCCTTACCAACTCCGTAATACTCATCTGATATATCCGTGATCAGATATATGTTATCGCTGTCAGTCGGATGTTCCAGTTCAACAATCACTGTTCTGACTTTGCTCATTGTCTGCTCTCCTGTTCCATACATCGAGTGCATCTCCGTCTGGGAAGTATTGGACAGGCTTCTCTTTGAAAATCCCTTTGGTGTACCTTGCAACAAGTTTGAATGTTGTCAGGCAATCCTCGCACCATACTTCCAATTCTGTCACATGACCGCTCTGCACTTCCATCGAATAGCAACTGACTTTCTTCCCGCACAGAGGACATGGTTTCAGTTCTCTCATTCAAAATCCACCGCCTTGATCTTTACAATCAGCCTTTTACCTTCAATGTCCCTTACCGGAACAGTCGGTCTTCCGACCAGTCCTTCCATCGGTGCTGTGCCGATGGTGGACAGTGGTTTTGCCAGTACCATCTCTACCGCATCGTTAATTGTTCCTTTCAAGATCACAGGAACGGCAAGAATTCCGAATGCCGTGGCAATCCAAGCCATGTCATCGTGACTCAGCCATACATCGAAGTCAGGCAGATAGACATCGAACAGAATAAAGTCAACTCCGTCAGGAATATAAAGCGAACCGACCTTCTGGATCTTCGTGCCGTATCCTTCGCCAAACAGTAGTACTCTTCTGCTTCCGAATTTCTGCTCAAAGATTTCTTCCGCAGCATTACCGCAGAAGATCTCTTCCAGTCTCTTAAGCAGATGCTTCGGAATGTTAGTCTTTTCCGTTCTGCCCTGGAAAGATACTTCGTGACCATCCCACACCACACCGATGTTAGTGCCGTCAATCTTCTCTGTCCATTCCCACTCGTTGTCTTTCAGATACTCAACCGCCTTGTTGGTGAACTGTCCTCTGATAAGTTTCCTTGTTCCATGCATGTCTCTTGCATAGACTGTCTCAATCTTTGTGTACTCAATCATGCTCTCATTTCCCTTTCTTCTGGTTCGTCATCGTCAGGAATGACAGGTTGTATAACCTTGTCGCCCATGGTTACCATTGCCATCTTGAATGCTGTTGATAGTTCCTTGTTCTTCGCTGTGGCATCAATCAATGCACAGTACGCAAAGAACATTTCCAATACGCTGCCACCCTTTGCCAGCTCAACCTGTGTCTTTGTTCCGTCACCCTGTACTTTAATCAATGTTTTCGTTTTGCTCATTTCCCATTCTCCTTTCTCATCAGTATTCTGTAGTATTCCTGAAACGTCAGCCTGTTCCTTGCACACTGCTCTGCTTCGTCAAATGTCATGCCGTATTTCTGCATTATCGGCTCAAGTATCAGTATGATCCGCTTATGCTGATAGAACCCGCTTGATTGCATAGCGATGTAGTTGTTTTGCACTTTCATAACGTCTTCGATAAATTCAATTGCATTCATTGTCTGCCCTCTCTATAACGATCTCGCATCCGTCCATTCTTTCCTCCAAGTGGTATTCATCTGACAGGATTCCGTTTGTCTGCCGGATGAATACTTCATCATCTGCACCGAAGCATGTCAGCCAGCCGATCAGTTCGTAAGCTGTCATCTTCCCTCCTCCCAGTAACCGCATATACGGCACAGTGTATCGAACTGTTCTTCGGTTATCTCTTCCAGGTAGTTGTTCCTGGCGATGGCATCCATCGCATTTTTCTTGGCAACGTAGTATGCATTGCCCTTTCTCCACCGACCGTGCTTGAACCAGTCGTTCAGCACGATCTTGTCCTTGTCAGCAGCAGTCTCGCTCCCCTTCAGCAGTGCGATCCTGTCTTCTGGGAAGCACATCTGCCTGTTGGCTTGAAGTGTCTCTGTGTTCCATGCCATAGGTCAGAACGGAATATCCTCGTCCGTTATGTACGGATCATTCTGTGTGCCGAAGTCCTGTGAAACCTCGCTGGCAATGTCTTTCATCGAGTGTGACTCTGTTGCCACTGGTCTTGCTTCGGATGCCTGTTTCTTCTCTGACAGTATCTTCACGTTGTCGCATACTACATCAGTGGTGTAGACAGTAGCACCGTTCTTCTCGTAAGAGCCAGTCTGGATTCTGCCATCCACACCAACGATCATCCCTCTCTTAGCGTAGCGTTCCAGGTATTCTGCGGACTGTCTCCATGCAATGCATCGGATGAAGTCAGCCTGTGATTCCTGATCATCCTTCTTTTTCTGTCTGTCACAGGCAACCGTGAATGTTGCCATTGTCAGTCCCGAAGGCGTGACTCGGACATCAGGGTCTTTGGTGAGTCTGCCAACAACTACAGCTCTGTTAATCATTGTTTCATTTCCTCCTGAAGTTTTTTGATTCTGTCTATAGTTTCTTGCGATGCCAGCATTTCTTCCTTCTGCTTCTGCATGTACGATGGCATCGGTACTACGTTTGTCTGCTGTGGCTGATTCTGTTTGTATTCATTCGATTCCCAGTACCTTGCCAGTGCTTGCCAGTCATTGACATCTTTCCATCCCCTGGCTGAGTAGTAATCGAAGAACTTCTGTGGTTTTGCCACAAAAGAATTGCTTTCAAAAAATTCAACTACTTCAGGGAGTGTTGGAATTTTCTTCTCTATACTCTCTTCTTTTATTCTTTCTTTCTTATATTCTTTACTTCTTCTATTGTCTACACGCTGTTTAACATCCTGTTTAACACTCTGTTTGACATCTGGTTTAACATCCTGTTTAACATTTCGTTTAACATACCCCCCCTCGTCAAAAGCCTGAAAAGTATTGTAATTACTTATAGAAATGAGGGTAAATCTGTTTGTAGATTTCGTTGAAATTTGGTTTTCATTTTCAAACTTTTTTAGCCACTTTCTTACTGTGTTCGGATGCATTCCTGTTTTTGATGCCAGTGACTGTATTGAGGTGGCTAGGCTACCTCTGGGAACTGTTGTCCCCATGAAGTAGCCATCCTTCCAGTTCGCCATCAGAAGCAACTGTATCCACAGTGCCAAGGCATTTGGATTCTGGACGTATTTCCATTCCAGTATCTGCCTACTAATTTTTATAAATCCATTCTCGTTATTCATTCTTTTCTTCTAAAGTTGTGATCGTGATGCAACATCTCGGCATCTCTTCGGTGTACCGCTTCCCTGCTTCGATATCCGTCACCAGTGCATCATCCGTCCATGCGACACCGTTCAAGCCATCGAAAACCGATTTGATGATGTTGTCGATGTCAGGCTTTTTGGTGACGTACGTGGCTGATGCTTTTTTCTTCTTGCTCCATGACTTCGGAATCGGAAACTCAGCACCGATGAACACCTTCACAGGCACATCAAGCGGAACGGCATCAGGATACGCATCCACGAATGCGGTGCGGACCAGATTCTCATACCGTGCCGTCTTCTCTGGTGTGTATGCTCTCGGATGACCGCCACGTACAGTCATTCTCGGTCTGCCTTTGCCGACTGGAATGCCAGGAACTTGGATGGTCATCATTATCATGCTTCCATAACCTCACCTGTTGTCTCGTTGATCTCAGCATCGAAATAGATCGGTGCTTCATCGTCTTCCAAGATGGATGGCTGAATGGTGGTGTCGTTCGCATATGCCGTCTGCATGTCGATGGACATGATTCCGTACTTTCCGATCAGCTGACGGTACATTGTCTTGAGTGCCATGTCATCAAACGATTTCTCCCAGAAGGTGTAGCCTTTTTTCGCACGATAGCCTTGACTGTACTTCAGGGCATGCTGTTCCATCTTTTCCTTAGACCAGTACATCTGCTTCTTGAAACCGTTAACCAGTTCAAAGAATGCGTAATAGCCGATGGTCTTTGCGTGTTCTCTTGCGACAGGATCTGAGATCGGATTCAGCTTGATTTCTCCTGTGATCGGATTGTAATCTTCCAGTTCTCCTTCCTTGACCGCAACCGCATCAAGGTTTCTGTACTGACCAGAACGGAGAGCAAGCTGATAATAGCCTTTCCATCCAAGCACGAATGTTGCTTTCGTTGTGCCTGTCTTGCTGTCTCGGAACGGTGTCATGTAATACTGACCCAACTGTGGCGATGGACTCAGCTTCAATGATTCGCCCAAGAGTGCAGCTGATATGATGCTCATGCCGTCACACTCTCTTAATGTCGGTGTTGTGCTTACCGCTGAGATGAGTGAAGCGGTGAATGTCTTTGCCTTCATGGCATCGCCTAATGTGCCGGACAGGCTCTTCTGTACCGCATCGCTTTTGATCATCGCTGCGAATCCCTGTTTTTGTGCGTTGGCAACCGCATTGGTTGCTTTCTTTGTTGTAGGCACTGTTGCCTGTTTAATTGTTTCTGCCATTTTCTTTCTCCTTTACTATGAATGTTCTTATACCTTTGGCATTTGTCTTCCATGAGACTGTATATTCATCGCAGATACCCTTTTCAGAATCTTGCATGACCGCCTTGAGTACGCTGTCGCATTCCCTTCGGATGCTCTCCAACGACTTAATTTGATGTGCTATTGCCACTCGGCTCTCAATCGTCTGACGATAATCCGACAAATCCATCACCGCCTGAATGCTTTCGGGGTACATCTGATTGATGGTTCGCTCCGTGCTTTCGGAGTCATCGATGTCCGGCTCTGTGCCGTCCTGAACCATCTGCCAAAAGGCGATTGCCGATTCTAACATCTCTTCGATAAACTCATCGTTTCGGTCGATCTTTGTGATGTAGAAGTCACTGTCTCTCTTGGTGGCAAGATACCCTTCCGTGTATCCTGTCAGCATCAGATAGAACTGTACCTGTGCGTAGTGCATCGGCGGGACCTCGCCAGCGTTGTAGTTCATGCGGTTACGAGCGGATGTGGTCTTGCATTCAAGAACGAACTTCTCCCCGACTCCAAGCCTGTCAACATGTGCCACCAGGAACGGATATTCCTTGCACGAGAATTCATAGGTGGTCTTCTTGACTTTCTTGCCAGTCTTCATGCAGAACCGCTTTGCCACAAGTTCTTCCAAGTTTGTTCCCCACCATACGGCTTCTTTGTCGGAGATGTCTTCAACCTCGATCCGACCAGTCTTCTCTGCCCACAGGGTGTATGCGGACTTCCAAGGGTTAAGTCCAAGGATTGCCCCGATATCAGAGCCACCGATGAACTTATCCCTGTCAGCTGACGGATCACCGCTCCATTTTTTCTTTGTTAGTTTCATTGCTTCACTTCAATCTTTCCTACGGTATATCTGCCGTAACCTTCTCCTCTTCTTGAGCCGACACCGATGAAGTTGCCGGACATCTGCACCAGTGCCAGAATCGTTTCCCTTGGGAATGTTCCTTCAAGGAATGTGATCTCAATGTCACATGTCCATCCCATGAACTGATTCTGCTGAGTCAGGACGTTAACCTTGTTCAGACCGTTGGTCATGGCAAGATGCTGATCGTAACCTGCCTGTGCGAATGTGATCGGATTCTTGACAGAGACAGAGACTGTTCTCTTCAGATCCGCACCAGACTTGCCAGTGCTATCCTTGAAGCCACAGCTGATGAATGTTTCTTTGAATGACTCTTGGAATGCTTTCCCAAGGATGCACGGAGCATTGTTCTCCATGTAGTTCTTCCATTCTTCCTCGTTGTAGAGGGAATAATCATCATCGTGATAGACAATCGGATCTCTCCAGTTGATGGATGTGATCAGCTTCTCCCACATGTTGTACGGTTGCTGAATGTCTGCAGGAATCTTTGTTCCCTTCGGATGAGACTGTTTGAAAATCTCCTCCCGCTCAAATGAACGTGCCTTTTTGTTCAGGATCAGATCGGATGTGCCGACCAGCTGAACCTTCAGCTTCGTTGTACGGATTGCTTCAAGACTGATTGTGGATTCTGTAGTTGTGTTGGTTTTTTTCTGTGTCATTTTCTTTCTCCTTTACTTTGACTTTCTGCTCGATAGCAGATGTAGGGAAACAGTGTTCTGTAGTGTTTTGCAATGCGATGTCTTGAATTGTTCTGTTCCCCTACATCCACCATTGAGCTGTAGATGTGATGCATTGGCGAGTTCTGTTGTGTTCTCTTCTATTGCACGGTGTAATGTTCTGCCATGTCTGTCTGCCCTTTCAGCAGATGTAGAGAAACATAATGCAATGTCCTGTTTTGCAATGTGCCGTTTAGCTATGCACTGTTTCCCTACATCCACTGGAAGTAGTGGATGTCATGTTCTGTTCTGTCGTGTATTGTCGTACGGTGTAATGTTCTGTTTTGTGCCTAAGCCATTGGCTTATGAAGTACGCACTGTCCTGTCCTGAACTGAAATATCCTGTCCTGTTGGCTTCTGCTTGGTGCGTACCACATAAACCAATGACCTATGTTGTGCTGTATTGTCCTGTCGTTTTTTGCCCTGTTTAGGAATGTTTTCAAATGTGCTGTTATAAATATCACACTGTCTTCAGACAGATTTCTATTTGCTCGATAACCTCTTGCAACTCGACTATCTTCTGGTATCTGCGTTGGAATGCTTGCATCTCTCCGATTGCTTGGTTGAGCAGTCTCTGATACTCGTCCTCGTTTCGGACCGTAAGCACTACTGGCTTGTATGCTTGGTCTTCCCTGTCATGCTGAATGACTCGCAGAGATAGCGGTGGCTTTTCTTCCTGTGGCTGAACCACCACCATCAATGAGCAACAGATCATACGTGCCTGATGCACTCTCCATTTTTCTGCTGCTTCTTTGTTGTTCCAGTCGAAGCATTTATGTAATTCTGTCTTCCTGTCCTTTGCCAGTTCGACAATATCCTGTGGTGTATAGGCATCTCCCAGTGTCTGAATCTCGTCATAGCACTTCTGGGCATCAGCCTTGAATTTCATCACTCCCCAAACTACGCTCATTCCCACTCCTCTATAACTGCATACAGATAATCAGCCAGATAATCTGCATTCTTTTTAATCACTTCCATCTCACTGTTTGACATGTACTTAAACATGTCGATGATGGTCTGCTCGATGTGGTGAACTGTCTTCTCTTCAAAGTCTTCCTTCTGCTGATTCAGATCTTCCTCGGTGTAATATGCCGGATCTGAACTGGCATAGTGCATCTCAGCTAAGTGGTCTGTGTTAATCATCATGTTCGCCATTAATCCTTTCTTTAAGAAACTCTGCGTATTCATCCACGGACATCTTCATGTTCTTGTCCAGTTCTTCCGCAAGACCATGAATGTTTTTACAGAGTGTGCCAGCCAGCACGGCAACCGTTTGCGTTAAACGGTTGTGCTTGTGTATAACCTTCACCATTGCGACCTCGTTTCTGACATTCAGCAGAAACAGCACTACAATCAATATTCTTTCAATCGTCATTGATAAACCTCTTGAGAAACGGCAGTTTCTCTTTGTCTCTGAACTCGTACATCCGCAGTTTCTCGGACACCTGAAAGTATGCTCTGAACGCTTTCTCGTTCTCTGTTCTTGCAATCTCAAGCAGATTCTTAAGACTGCTCAGTTCTTCCTGTGCCAGTGTCAGCTTCTCATGCAGTTGCAGATTCTCTGCCAGCAGTTCCTCTGCCGTTACGTAGTTACTCGGCATCCTTCACCTCGTAGATGGTGTTGTTATCCATCTGTCTCAGCTTGATCTGAATCTGACCTGTGCGGTTCTGAAGGTTCAGGATCCGCTCTTCTGCGACCTTGAGTTTGAACAATCCCTTGTCCTGCTCGGTGGAAATGGTTTCCAGTAAATCTGTTGCTATCTTCAGCCATTCACTGTGTACCTTCACCTGTTCTCTGATCTTGTCAACCAGTCCGACCAGATAGAAGCAGATACCACCCAGTGCGATGACAATCACAAGCATGATTGCTAATATGATGTTGGTGGTCATAACCCGAACACCTTTCCGAATAGATACATGCCCATGCAGAGCCACATTGTGCAGAGCATCACCATTCCCCAGTCGATTCTCCGTAACAGTTTTGTCAAACTTTTTCTACCGATTTTCCTCATTTTTTCATCTCCTTTTTGCTATAATGAGGACAGTCTTTTTTAAAAAGGCTGTTCACTTTTTCCGAAGCATGCACAAGGGTCAATGGGTGCATGCTTTTATTGTGCTTTCCGCATTAATGGATTGCCCACAGAAGTACCAGGGGAGCAAATGTATGTGCTTGTTCTATCAGAGGAGGCTCAACCCTGGAAGACATACTCTGGTTGGCAATGCCAGAGGACAATATGATCAATTCATGAAAAAGAATCTCGTATCTTATGGTTAACTTTCCAAAATGGAAGAAATCTAAAGTTTTACAGAATTAGGTATTTCCCTTCGGCTAAAACGCTGTGAGCAACCCATCAATACGGAAAGCAGACATGCTTTCAAATAAGTTTGTGTGTACGTGCGAATGTACGTACATCCGCTTCGCAGGTCAGATCGTATCCCCTTGTCAGTTCGATGAAGTTATCGATGTCCTCAAGTGTGGTGCGGTATTCCCTGCTGACTTTCCACATCTTCAGCAATTTGTATTCCCTGAATGCTCTCAGAAGATCCTTGCCGACATGCAGATAGTTCATTGTTTCTTTCGTTGTAAGTAAGTACATAGGTGTCTCCTGTTAGCGATAAATATTAGTAAACGATCTGTGATATATTGAAATGTTTTGTTCTGTTTAGCATTAGCTTGTTATTTTCTGTCCTGTCGTATATCGAATATCTATCGCAAAGTTAATTCGGAATTAACTTTGAGCGTAAAAAAATTACGGTTCGTCTACGTTAATATTTTCAGCTGGAACTTTGGTGTACTTAACAAGTTTCATCAAGTCGGAAGCAGTGAATGTTGCTCTTCCGGCAGAAACATTCAGCAGATGGTTAGGCTCAATTCCGGCATTCTTAGCCAGGATCTCTATGGAGATCTTTTTCATTGAAGCTAACGCACGGATGTTCAGCTTTACATTTTCCATTTGTTACCTCCTTTGTTAATCTGACATTAACTATTGTAGTTAATTCCCGATTTACTGTCAACAGTTTTTTTGCATTTTATGCCGTTTCATTGTACTATATATTTGTAAATGGAGGATTAACAATATGACATCCGAAGAAAGGTTCAAAATAATTCTTGGCGAATGGCTTAGAGAGAAAAGAGAGAAAGCCGGAATTACACAGGAAGAGATTGCACAACGTCTAGGTGTATCAAAGCAATCAATCCATTATTATGAAAAAGGCACAAACATGATGACAGCCAAAGCATTCGTGACTTATTGCAGAATTGTAGGAGCTGACCCTAACGATGCTGTTAAACTATTATAAATAAAAACCCACTGGAAACCGTAAACCAGTGGGCGAAAGGAGAACTTCTAATGCGTATGAATCTGGGAAAACATATGAGAAAGAAGTGCATTAGAATTCTATTAATGACAAGGAGATTATAACATATGAAAGAAAAATTTGTTTCGCTAAAACAGGGAAAAAGAGGAGAATATTTCCAAGTCACGCTATCCTTCACTGACAGGCACGGAAACCGCACTACAAGAAGCCTTGGGCAGTTCTATGTAAAAGACTATGGAGATAAAAAGACCGCCCTTAAACAAGCCATAAAGGCACGAGACAAGGCACTGAAGGAAATAGAGATATCCGCATTCGAGTACCACGATCTGACTGTTGACGATTGCTTTCAGGCATCTCTCAGCCTGTTCAATCTGTCAGCCAAGACCAAGCGATGGCACATACTGGTGTACGAACAGATGATGGATGAGTTCCTGAAGTACATGCCGATCACCAAGGTAACGACAGAAGATGTGGTGAAGAACATGAATGCCTATGCCGAGGAACACACCAAGGATGGCATCAGCAGATGCCGTACGGTGTGGCATCAGATCTTCCAGACGGCACAGATGAAGGAGATTCCGGTAATCGACAGGACACTGGCTATCAAGACACCAAGGAGCAAGAAACCGACCAAGCCGAGGGATACCGCATGCACATACGAGGATGTCATAATCACGCTGGAGAATCTTGAGACATACGGAGACACACCGACTGCCAAGAGAAGAGCAAAGCATCTGCACGACATCATACTGATCATGTTCTACACAGGCATGCGACCTCAGGAAGCACTGGCTCTTGCCAAGTCCGAGATAAACTTTGATGACGAACTGATCACCGTCTACCAGTCGGTGGGTTCTACATCGACAAAGACTCGTCAGCTGATCTCCACAAAGACTGACGGATCTCTGAGGGAAGTGCCGATTGCCAAGGAAATCCTTCAGCTTCTGAAGGACTTGTGTGAGGATGCAAAACAGGATCTTCTCTTCACCGACAGGGACGGCAAGCCATACGAGATAGCCGATCTCGATATCGTCCTGATTAACATGCGTAAGAAGAGAAAACTGCCAAGAGTCACACTGTACATGTGCAGACATCTGTTTGCCACCGATGTGTACAACACCGCACAAAATAAAAAATCAGCACAGAAGCTGATGGGTCACAAGTCCGAGACCATGACATTGTACTATGTCAACGATGACCAGCAGGAGAGATATTCTCTTGTGCAGAACAGAAAACTGAGTTAAAATAAATATGCACATGTTGAAGACCAGGTATTTGTCCCAATACGAATATCTGGTCGATTTTTTTATGCAAATTTTTATGCAGACTTGCATAACGAACCGCTTTCAATCGCCTTTCATCGCCCATTTTCAGTCACATAATGGTATAAATGCCAGTATTACAGTCACATAAAGGTATAAAAAGGGCATAAAAAAATGCGGGCAACAGGACTTGAATAATAATACGTGGCTTTATGAAATCGCATTTTTTATGCAGATTTTTATGCAAGTCTTTTAATGAACTGTGTTTCGGTAAACAAAAAGTTTACAAGGCAAATAAAAAAAGAGGGGTTTAATGCCCCTCTTCTGCTTTAATCTCATTCGCTTTTTCGTCTGCCCTGATCTTCAGCAAGTCGATCATGTTGACCACCGCTTTCGGCAGTGGCAGTCCCATTAATCCGGCATTCTCGATAATGCTGATGGCTTCGTTTGCAAGGAATCCGATGATTACGGCATCCCTGACAAATGTCATGCCCATGACACGGTCAACATATGCTGCGACCAGGACGATCATCAGAGTGGTAACCTTGCGGATGATTCCTTTCCATCCGGCTCTGCTTTCAAGACCACCGTTTTCTGTCTTATTGCTTGCATGGAAGACACCTGCGACAAGCAAACCAGTGATGTAATCGATGCACATGAACACTACTAATGCGGTCAGTCCTTCCGACCATCCCCCATAAGCCTGGGCGATGACCGAGCATATTACTCCGATGGTGATCTCCCCTGCCGATAACTTCTGAAAGAAGTCACCAAGCCTTTCTAAAATCTTCATGCTTTCTTTCCTCCTATCAAAGCACCGCCATTATTCAGCACGATCTCAGCTTTCTGTTTGCCTGTCAGCATTGCACCAGTGGTATCGAACAAATACCAGTCCTTCTTGCCTTTCCAGTCAAGGTACTGCATGCCAGTCACCATCGCACCGCTTGTGGTGTCGAAATAGAACCAGTTCTCTCCCTTGCTCCACTTCAGCTTCTGCCATCCTGTGACCATAGCACCAGTGGCATCGAAGTAGAACCAGTCAAGTCCACCGCTCCATCCAAGTCTCTGCCATCCTGTCAGTTTTTTGCCGTCCTTGTAGTAATACCATTTATTGTTAGATTTAATCCATCCGTTCATCTGTCCCCCTGTCAATCCGAAATCAAATCGGATTCCGATCCAGTCCTCTGCCCACTGGTAAGGCTTGTCAGAATACTTGCGGAAGTTTCTGAACTGTCCGTAGTATGTGTAGGCATGCCCTGAATCGTACAGTACATAGCCATCGCTTGTCATCTCTCCTACGATTGCAGTATGGAAACCACCGCTCTCCCAGTTGCTGAGAGTTGTACGAGTCGCACGGTTAGCCAGTGGCTTGTTGAAAAAGTATAGCACATCCCCGATACGCAAATCCTTGGTATTCTTGATCAATGTGTACGGATATCCATGTTCCTTCCAGTATTGCGGATACTCTGCAGGATCAGGAAAGTTTGCCGGACAGAGACCAGCTTTTTTCAGCATCTGAACGACACCCTGTCCGCAGTTGGTGACTGCATAATACTTGCCACCTTTTGCACAGTCGGCGAACATCGCATCGGCAGTCGGAAGATTGTCTTTGTTTGCAAAGCTGAATGCCGAATAATTAACCGCAAATCTTCCTGACGGCTGTTCCTGTGTGTAGTAGGCACTCTTCGCACCGTCATAGGCTTTGTATCGATTCTCTCGGAATGTGTAGTTACATCCGTTGGAGTAGTCCACCCCCCATAAATCATACAATCCCCATACATAGTCACCGATCTCGGACAATTCTGCGAAGGTTTTGACTTTGCCATTGAAATCAGCGTACTTGGCAAACACACCGCCAAGCGATTTCAGATATGCCTTGTAACCGCCTTTGTTTGCAAGGACTTCCTTGGCATTGTTGTAGGTGAAGTCGTTGCAATGTGCATCGATGATCTTCTGAGTGGCACTGTTGTGTGCCTTGAAATCTGCAAATCCCATATCGTCTCCTGTGTCTGTTGCTTCCGTGACAGCGGTCTTTGCACAGTGCTTGAACTTCAAGCCTTGTGTGTTGACCACTGTAGTGAAGCCATCCAAAATGAAAAAGGCATCCACAGGATTCATCTCTCCGACCATGCGGTATACCTTTAAGTTGTTGTCATAGTACTTTGTCTTTACAGAACCTTCAGCCACCTCTAGGTGGATATGCATCCCTGTTGCCCTTCCAGCATCTCCTTCTCGATAAATGACTTCTTGTGGCTTGTAGATTTTGTACAGCTGATAGTCCTTGTTGGAGTGAGTCATGGCAAGCGTAACCACTCTGGCTTTCCCATCCGCACACATGACCTTTTTCTGTTTGCCATGTTCGTCACAGGACACAAAGAATCTTGTGTTGCCTGTGTTTCTTGTGCCGAAAGCACCACTGCAGTAGAAGCAGGTATCGCTCTCCTTGTTCCAGTAAAAATCTATTCCAGAGTCTTCCCCACACAAATCGAGAGCTGCGTTCGGATGCGAGTAGTGCGGTTTGCCATCGATCAGAGTGCCAACCTGGCTGATGTTGAGATGGTGCATGCCAAACACCAGTCTGTCCATATCAATCACCACCTTTCAAATAACTCTTGATTCAGTTCTTCAATTTCTTCCTGTGTAAGCATGTTATTCCTCGACCATAAAATAGATAGCATTCATCAGTTCCATCGGAAGTTCAAGGCTTTCGATATCGGAAAACTTGATCTTTTCAAGACTGACAGTTGCATTGGCATTGTCCAGTTCTGTCAGCTTCTGCATGCATACGGCATAGTTAGGATCTGTCTGCTCAATCGTCTGCTTGCCATCGGCATAGCTTCGGATGATGGCATTCCTTGTCTCAACGTATGGCTCACACATGGCTTTCAGTGCGAACTTGTTTTTGATGATCTTGTACGAAACCCTGACAGGCAAGGACTGTGTGTTGTCCATTGTCTGTGAATTTAATTTTGTGAACATTTCAAATGCTTCGATATTTCTCATGATTTCTCCTATTCTGCAACCAGATATATCTTTCCGCTGACCGTTTCCCATTTGCAGTAATGACCAGTGCCTTTAGTACGGATGTAAACCCTGTTGTCTTCCTGCCCAGCAGAGAAGTATGTGCCACTGTTTTGAACGTAGTGTCCAAGGTATGCCCATTTTTCTGAGTCGACAACGACACCAGTAGGAGAAGTGATATCCATTCTGCCTGTTGACATCATTCTTAATTTGCCGTAAGAATTGATTCCCATTTCCTGAGTGGCAGAAAAACTGCATATTCCTCCTACAGCATCTAAACTAAGGTAATTTGAATAGCTGTCACTCGGATTTCTGACCGCTATTGTTATATCGCCAAGGTTACTTACTGCTATAAGTCCTGAATTTCCGTTTGGTGTACGTGCCCTTAATTCTAAATTTGCAGTTGTTGAAGAGGACTCAGCCAGAAACGTAATTCCCCTTCCAGTAGTTTTTGCATCAATTTGGCTCGACTGAATGCCGAACACACCTTGACCATGAAACAATATGCCTTCTACATTGACATTGTTATACCAGTCATACCATGTGCTGTTTTCCGCAATTACCTGCCCAGTTCCTGTGCCAAACGTAATAACCGAACCGCTGATATTTGAACCATTGATGTTGATTGCCGTGATCGTCCCCGACTTGATGAAGTCTGCAACGAACCCTCCGTCAATCGTCCATGCTGTGGTGAACGGTCCATTATATCCTGTGGTGGAGAAGCCGATGCCGTTCTGATTCATACGGATGACGTTGGTTGCCTGTGTCTTGTCCTCGTTGTCCATGATCAGGATCTCATACGGCTTGCCGTCTGCATCCTGTGAGATGACAACATAACCTCCGTCACCGCCTGTGATCAGATTGGTAGCATTCTCTATCGCCTGTTCCAGGAACGATGTTGTCTTCTGTGCCTGTGTTGTCACGGTCTCGTTGATCTTATTCTGAATGGTCTCGTCCAGTCTGCTTTTCGTGTCTCCCAAGGTAATGGAGTTGTATCTTTCCTTCAGGACATCGTAGTCAGTCTCGATAACCTCTGCAGTTGCATCGACACCGTACCTCTCGTAATAGACGGTAACCGTGTCGCACAGGGAGATCCTTTCCAGCGGTGCGAGGTTCTTGTATTCCTCGGACTGCCATAACGGCACGAAGGATACTTTGACATTGACCCTCGGCACACCGACATTGTTTGCATCCCTATAGGTGATCGCTCTGTTGTTCAGCTGAGTGACAGTAGGCTGAGACTCAAAGTCCGATGTGGCATCCATGATGTAGATCTTCTCCACAGGATAGCTTGCATGGTTGTTGACGTACTGGATATCACTGCGTACTACCGTACCGCTTTCCGAATTAGTCCAGTATGCCATAACACCAGTGTAAAGCGATTCCTCGGACTTCTCCTTGTTCAGGTCGGTCATGTTCTTGCCATATGCAATCCGAACACCGTTGTTTGTACCTCGGTGTCCGTAGAACTTGACTGTCTTCATGTCCCATTCAAATTCGCCGAATCCAGGACCTGAGAACATGTCCAGTACAGACCCCTCCAAACCGCCTAGACAGGATCTTGCCGATGCAGGGACCTTAAGTTCAAACTTGGTATCAGTGTTTGTTACATCTGTCCAGAAAGTAAAGTCGTTGGCGATTGCACTGTTGTTCTTGATTCCGTTCAGCGTTGCGGTAATTCCTGTCGCACTGAACGGAATGACAGGGATGCCCGAAAGATCGTATGAGATGTGCTGGGCATTGATGGTTACCCTTCCGTTTAACGGAGTGGAAATCTTGTAGATTCTGAATGCCTGTAGGTTTGCCGTTTCGTTAGGCTTTGCAAAGATGAACATGCCTGTGTCGATCTCACTGAACAGTACACCGTTTGCCGGATAAACCATTGTCAGTTCGTACTTGCCGTTTCTCTCCTCGACAACCTTGCAAGACACGGCTTCGGCAAATCTGCCAAGACCTTCCGAAGTGAAGGAAGCCTCGGATACTGAATATAGAATCGGTATCATAATTCCCACCACCTATATTTTATCCAAAACGGTCTTTGGCTTGTCGAATCTGTTGTGTATGTTACCGTAGTTTGACCAGGAGGAAGTTCAGGATATCCGTTAGACAATGTCACATAGCTCGACAGGTTCGTTGATCCGTTCGTACATGTCATTGTCTCACAGTCAATCTGGATGTAAGTATTTGCACCCCTTCCCGCTACGGTAATCTGATAACTGCCGATTCTTACCGTACCGTTCCCATAGAATCTGATTAGCGGTTTTGAGGTAAACCTTGTCTGGTTATTAATTGTGGTATTACTTGACGGAAAATACCACGTGTCTCCTGAATCCAGGTATCTCTGTGGCTTGCATTCAAACTCCAGCGTGAACTTACCGCTCTTGTTGAAAGATCCTGTTTCCGACTTCGTTGCCTTGCGGAATGCACCCATGCGGAAGTGTCCACTGTCCTGTGGGAGTGTCAGCTTCTGATAGCCATTCACTGACAAGAGATAGTTCGTCAGGCTTCTGAATTTCGTAGGAAAATCAGATCTGATGAAGCAGTTGACAGGAATGGTGATGTTCTTGAATCTGTTGTTATCAAAAAGGAGACTCCCGCTCATGCCGGGAATCTCCACGAACTCGTAGTCCTTTTCAGGTGTCTGATAAATCTCAGACTGGTCAATGCTGATGCCGTATGTGGCATTCGGGTAGAGTGTCTCGTTACCAAAAGTAAAGTTTGCCATTATGCGAATACCTCGTCTCTTCTGATGATCTGGTCGTTAATTCTTTCTGCAATGACATCTGCCAGTGCATCGACATTATCGACATTGCCGTTGACATTCACGTTAACGGAGATCGGTGCGGTGATGTTTCTTGTAGAGGACATGCCACCTGCGGAATATCCATAGCCTGTCGGTGTGTAGTTGCCTGTCATCCAAGAACTGTCTACCGCAGACTGTGACATTGCATTTGCGGATCTTCTGACGGCTGCGTTCTCGTTGTTGATACCCTGAACGAAGCCAAGGGTGAAGAACTCACCTACCTCTTCCATAACTTTAGATGGAGATTTTTCCATCAGCCTTTTCTTAGAAGCTTGAACCGCTGTTGTCATGATCTGATTCGATGGTCTGGATACGTTAACGGCTTTCATACCATTGATGAATCCCTGCACGAAGTAAGATCCGGCAGAGAACATCTCATTGTAATACTTGTTGTCCTTGAAGACCGCTTTGATTGCCCCGACAAGATCCTTTCCGGCATTTGTCATAGATACGACCTTGCTCCTCAGTCTGCTGATTACACCTTCCATGCCAGTGTCGGCAGTGTTGACGGCAGCCTTGAGTTGCTTCCCTGTTTCCGCTGGGATTACGCTTGTTGCATCCTGTGTGGCTTTCCTTGTCTGCTCTTTCTTGTTTCTGATGTTGTCATCAAAGGTATTCATTCCCTTAGTAGCCTGTTCGCCATTCATCTGAACCCACTTGTTCAGTTCTGCCTGTGAATCGGTGTACAACTGGCGGTATGCATCCACTGTGTCCTGGGTAACACCTTCCGCACCCTGATCGAATGCTTTTTTAATTTTGTCGAAATTCTCCCTTGCATTCTTGACCTGGTTTTCAAGGGACTCCTTCGTGCCACGCTCTGCGGTAATGAATCCGTCTACCATTTTCATCAGTGCAGCTTCGATCTCGTAGGCACTTCCTGTCGCAAGGGCAGTGGATGTTCCCTCAAACCCTTCGATTGTAGACATGATGGTCTGATATTTCTCGTTAGCCTTGTCGAGTTCGGTTGCGGTTCTCTCATAAGCATCGTTTGCTGCACTGTGTGCAATGACAGCCTTGTCAAGCTGTGCCTGTGTCTCTTTGGAGATGCCGTTGCCTGTCTTTGCTTCCTCGTTTGCACGGTTTGTCCAGTAGGTCAGGTTCTCCTGTGTCTTGACAAGCTGATCCTCGGTTCTCTTCTTCTGCGTTGTCAGCTGAATGACATCCTTCTCAGCCTGTGAGCGGTTCTTCAGTGCTTCCGCATAATCGTCCTCGTATGCACTCAAGAGTGCCGATGCACGTTTCTTCTGAATGACCTCATCGAGGGATGCACTCAGCTTTCCGTTCTCGTCAACAAGTGCCTGAACGTCTTCCAGTTCCATGCCAAGGGCATCTGCCAGCTGTTCAAGATACATGTCTGCCAGTGCCTTGTCACTGTCAGTAACAAGTCCTGTGGATTCCACAAGATCGTTGTACTTGTCCTTCAGCGTTGTGGCAAGTGCGGAGTTGTCATTGATTGTCTGTGCTTCCTCCCTCGACTGCTGATTCATCTGCATCGTGGAATCGTACAGTGCCTGTTTGGATTCGATCAGTTCCCTCTCCGACTGCGTAAGTCCGTTTGCCGATGTGATCTCGCTCCTGTATGCATCGTAACTGTCTTTAGCCAGTTTGCCTGTCACCACCGTAAGTGCGGTAATTCCGGCAACAACCAGTGCTATCTGCGGTACTAGGGCAGAGAACCCAAGACCCTCTGTATCGATGATCGCCGTCAGTGCCTTGCCGAATGAAGCAGCACCATCTGTAGCCTTACGCATCTTGATGAACTGGTCTACCACTCCACCGATGCCTGTCAGAAGACCTCCGGCAACCTTGAGCATAGGTCCGACCGCAGCCACCCATGCAAGTGTGCTTGCGATATTCTTTTTCTCCTCATCGGTAAGACCTTTTACCCAGTCTCTGAAATCATCGACAACATCTGTCAGCTTCTCAAAGAGCGGATACAACGCACCGATCAGGGTATCGCCAAGATCGATTGTGGAATTCTTTAATTTGTTCAATGCCTTACGTGCCTTGAGCGATGGTGTTTCCAGCATCTCTAACGCATAGTCGGTCTGTCCTGTGACATCGCTCATACGCTCTAATTCGTAATTCAGGACTGCAGAATCCTGTGACATGAGTGCGTTCGCAGCACGACCCGAACGGATATTTTTAAACAGGTTAGCGAATGCTTCGGAGTTTCTGTCAAGGTTGTTATATAAGATGCCCAATACATCGCCAAGGCTTTTACCGTCAGCCATCAGCTGGGCAAAAGACTTGCCTGTCAGTTCTTCAAGCAGTACGGCTGCATCCTTGTCAGGCTTCTCCAATTCGGTGAACAATGCATTCAGCATTGTGGTTGCTCGGAATGTGTTGACACCCTGTTTGGTCATTGTTGCATAAGCAGCAGCAATCTGTTCAATTCCCACGTTATATGCAGCTGCTGTAGGAATAACAGTACCCATAGATGATGCGAGTTCGTCTACGATTGTCTTACCATCGTTCTGGGTGCGTAGTAACAAATCACTCAGGTAGGCAGCTGTATATGTCTCCTTGCCGTATGCATTCATGATGGTGGTCAGCAGGTCTACCGACTTCTCGGTAGTTGTGAAACCCGCACGAGCAAGCCTTGTGGCATCGCCCATGAACTCTACCGCATCTCCGGCATCGACTGATGCAGACACCGCCTGGTAGGCAGCCTGTGTCAGATCGTCCAGTGCAAAGCCTGAAGCATCGGACAAGTCAATCAATCCCTGTCTCATTTCAGCCATCGGCTCTTGTGTTTCGGTGGCGATGGTGTAGATCTTCGCCATGCCGTCCGTCAGGTTCGATGCATTCTTCACACCATAGGTCCCTAAGGCAGCGAGCGGTGCGGTGATGTACTTTGTCATGGAATCACCGATACCCTGAAGAGTACCGCCAAGATCCTTGACATAGCCGTTGATGGTTTCAAGACTGCTGGGAATGTTTTTTAATTGTTCACGGAACTCAGCCAGTTTGGTCTTTGCATTCTCTACATCCGTTCCGTATTTGTCTACTCTGGACGATGCACGGTACAAGGTGTTGGATGCATCCTCGACAGTTGCCTTTACCTTTCTCTGCTCGGCTTCGTTTTCACGGACTGCCTTGGTTGCGTCTTTGAGTGCCTGTTCCTGTTCCTTCAGCTTGGCTTTCTCTTCGTCCAGTTCCTTGCCCTGTTCGTCCAGTTCCTTTGTCAGCTGTTTGACAAAAGGATGGCTCTTTCCAAGCGTGTCGGAGTAGTACTTGAGGTTTTCCTTTGCCTTGTCATACCGTTCTTGCAGGATCTTGACCTGAAGTTCCTGTGACTTGTATTCCTTGGTTTCCTGTTCGACAGTCTTGGTCAGCTTCTTCTTTTCCTGTTCGAGTTCCGCAATTTTTTTCTGTGCATTCTCCTGTGCCTTTTCGTAGTTCTCGGCAGCCTTTGTCTCTGCCTTGACCGCTTCCTCATACGTATCACTCGCAGCCTGAACAACACCCTTCTGATGCTCGATCTGCTTTGTCATCTGTTCACGCATCTTGCGGTTGCGTGTCATTGCGGAGTCATTCGCATCGAAGGTTGCGGTGATACGTTTCATCTCGGCATCAAATCGCTTGGCTTCATTAGTGATCTCAATGAAAGCCTGTCTGAACTGCTTTACACCCTCTACACCAATACGTGGACCGATACTTACTGTCATATCGTTATCCTCCTAAAAAATAAGTCTGTATATAAAAAGAAACGTTAGATAATGTATCATCCATTACCTAACGTTAAACATTTGATCGAATTGTGATAATTTTTTCTTTTCGGTTTTCTGCTTCGCACCGTTGTCGATAGCAAGACAAGCAAGCATATCCAGCATCTCCGCATACGGAGTTACCAGTATCTCCCGCTTGTCCATGCCTATCTTTCTGCCGTAGAAGAGAAACCACGACAAGTTTAGTCTAATGTTTCGCTTGTCTTTTTTTTTGACTTGCTCGGCTCGACCTCGACAGTCTGCTTTACACCAAGGAATGCGTTTACAGCTTCCTGGAATAACTCGCTGACAATGGCAAAGTCCATATACTTCAGTGCTTCCTCGTCAACAAGCTGAATTTCGTGTGACGGATCTTCAAAGTGCTTTGCTTCCTCGTAACCCTGATTCATGAGACGGATGAACTTAATCATGTTCATGGATGCTTCTGCTGAATCGCAATCGAACAGGTCACCCATGCGTTCCAATTTCTGTTCAGGGCAGATTTTGGCAATCTCAAAATTGATTGCCACAGTTCTTAAAAATTTGATTTCTCTTCCTTGTACTTTCATTTATTCGTTCTCTTCTCCCTTTGATTATGCATATCTTCTGTATGCATTCTTAATGTTAGCCTGATCAACTTTGACATAGCCGAGTGTTGTGTCAATCTTGTCATGTCCGGCTAATTCCTTAACTTGCTCGACAGGCATCCCACGATTGACAAGTTCTGTGATTTCTGTGCTTCTGAATTTGTGTGGATGCACATGGTAAACACCTGTCTTTTCTGCCAATTTGTTCAGCATTGCTCTGATACCGCCTGGAAGCAATCTCTTACCGCCTTTTCCGACAAACAACGCTTCACAGCTGTCCGTTCTTCCGGCAAGATATTCTTGGATAACCATTGCCGTTACAGAATCGATATATACCGTTCTCTGCTTGTTACCCTTTCCAAGGACAATGCATTCAAGATTCTGAAAATCGATGTCGTTGCGGTTCAGTTTTGTGACCTCGCCTACTCTGCAACCAGTGGATTTTAAGAAGCATACGATTGCTTTGTCTCTCAGCGTGGTGCATCCAAGTTTGAGTTTTTCTATATCCACATCGGTGAATACCTCACGCACTTTTTTCTGCACTTTGATTCTTCCGATATTGCTCATCGGATTTCTCTGGATAATGCCATCCCTGTGAAGCCAGCCGAAGTACGAGCCTAGCACCCAGTAAACACCACGCAGTGTGGTATCGGCAATCCCCCTGTCTTTCTCTGAAGCAAGGAATGACCTGATGTGATACTGTGTGACATTTCTGGATGATGTTCCGACATGCGACAGGAACTTTGAGATAATGTATCTGTACCGCTCCACGGTTTTCTCGCTCCGTCCTTCAACTCTCATCGCATCAAGAAACGCATCAAGCATGATGTCCTTTTCTGGATCTTCGACAACATACGGAGATATTTCAAAGTTGTCCAGAATATCGTTCATTGCGTTTGCTACAGTTTCCATTGCTTCGCATGTCAGAGAACTTTTCAGTTTCTCCCTGAGTGCGTTAATGATCATGGTATTTGCTACTAATGACATGCATGTCTCCTTTCTATATAACCCTTTTTACGGTTATATAGTATCACCCTTTTAAGGGATTGACAAGAGACTATTTAAAATTTATCATTGTAGCGAAAGAAGGTACTCCATGATTATTTACACTGACATCATGAAGAGGTTGTCCGATGCCGGGTATTCCAGCTACAGAATACAGAAAGACAAGCTGATACCCCACAGCACCCTGACAAGGATTCGTTTGAATCAGCCTGTCAGCACCGCCACGATAGATACCGTCTGCCGTCTGTGCAACTGTCAGCCTGGTGACTTGATGACATGGCAACCAGAGAAAGAGGAGAAATGATCTCCTCTTTTTTTTACTACTACTTTATTCTGATTTAAAGTGTCCTTTAATCATGATAAATGCTTGAATCAATAACGAAACGTTCGTACATTTCCTTGTGCCCACTTTCATTTGGATGGATTCCATCAGCAAATAACGTGCTGTTCTGCCCATCTGCAGGATTATTATTTACTGCCGTTGCAACATCCATCAATGCATGTTGTGTGTTAATGAGATCGATAATGGCATTTTTTGTCTGCGATTCTGGGCCAGAAAGCATCGGAATGTGATCGAATATTGCAATAGCTCCGGATGTCTCAATTACACTTTTTAATGCATTGAGTTTAGATTCTGTGATGGTCCCGTTTGTGCCAATTCCAACGATAACAATATCCGGCTTTGTGTACGGAATTTCATTTTGAATCTGTGCAGTAACAGTATCAATGTTTGATCCGCTCATTCCACTTACCGAAACGTTATAATATCCAAAATCTTCCTTAAGCCAATCAGAAAATCTTTTCTGATTGTTTGTCAATCTGTCACCTTCTGTGATGCTGTCACCATAAACCGCAATACGAGGTTCAGAAAATGGTGTTGTTACATACCATTCAGTTATCTCGGCATTATTTCCAGACAAAAGCACTGCAAACGGTCTGCCATTTTGCCGCCCTCCCGCAAATTCATTCAATAATGTGCTAGTAGATTCGGAAAAAGTTTCAATGCTATTCCGTGCACCTGTCAGCGTATCAATTATTGTGAATGCATTTTTCTTTTTGGTTTTTTCCAATACAGCAATATATTCTCTATTTGTCGAGAGTGTGATGCTTTTTGTTACCCTATCATCAGGCATTGTTTCTGGTGTATGATAAGCTTCACAAATTGCCATTTTACCCGTTGAGAAATCAACATAGCATAACGTACTGCCATACGCATATGCGGTTGAGATATACCCGAATCCAATTTTCGCGGTCGCATCACTTGTTTTAAACCTGATTGCCGTTGTTCTTTCTTCGATAGAATATGATTTATCAACTACTGCTTTATTGGATATATCTGAAACGCTCGTTAATAATTTCCCGTTCGATAATTCCCAATTCGCCATTGAATAAAAATCTGTGTTTTCAAAATCAGCATTAAAAAGTGTTGATAATCTACGCTGAATTTTTTCATTTGTTTCTTCAATTTGCTTTTCCAAAGAATCAAACCGATCATAATTCAAAGATTCAATGCTTAATACCGTATTTGCATAAGCATCGGCAACATCCATCATTATGATGTAACCATCATCTTGTGCTTCAAATTCATACTCATAACCGGAAAAAGGAATATTTGCCTGCACTTTCAATTTATAAGAAAAATTATAAATTGTGCCAATTTTAAGTTCGATTTCTGAAGCTGAATAGCATATTCCAAAAAGTACAATATCGTACTGATTAAACGAAAATGATGCGGTTGATTTACCTATACAAGAATATTTCTGTCCCTTTCGAATTCTGTATGCTTTTATCTTGAATCCGTATAACGTGTTCGCATAAACCTTATTATCTGCATCATATATGAAAGCATTTAATAAATCGCTTGATGGATTGGCTGTCAAAACATAATTTGTTGATTCAGAATTCGTTTCAAGTTCTTCTATTCTTTGATTTACATTTGTTGAATCTGTTTCTGATATTACTGAATTGGAATATTTATCTTCGACTTCAAGCATGATGATATACCCATTACTCTGCGCTTCAAATGAATAAGAATATGCGTTTAAATTTTCGTTCGCATTGGATACAACAGAATCGGAAAATGTAAAAACATATCCTGTACCAAATGAAATATCACTGTCTGTGTAACAGATTCCCATTAACACAAGACCATAATTAAAGCTAAATGGAGATATCACAGAACCATTACATGCATATTTTTTACCGGCATAAATTTTATATGCTTTCAAAGTGAATCCGTTTATTTCGTTAAGATAAACTTTATTATCGTTTCTGTATATAAATCTGTTATTCTGATCTTTATACAAATCGACTGCTAATACATATTGAGTACCATTTAAATTTTCTTTTGTCTGACTTAAAGCGTTCTTTAAATCAGAAACATCTGTCGTTAAATCCCCAACTTTGGTGTCCGCATTGGCAATGCCGTCTTCCATGTTGTTTAATTTGGAAGCGGTGATTGTCTCACCATACTCCCATGTATGTTTGTTATAAGCCATAAATTAGCTTACCTCCCATATTAAATTTCATAATTAAAACAAAATAGGGAGACTGTTACATCTCCCTATTTGTCGGTGGTTTTCATCCGGCATAGTCGATGCCGACTATGGCACTACCGACCACCCCAATAGTGCCTACTGTCCCCCCAATAAAGCCTGTAAGACACTATATGCCAGTGCTTCTGTTGTCTGGTTTGCACCGACCCTCTGCCATCTGTGATTGTCGGAATCGTCACGCATGATGGTTGCTTCCAGTTCTGTTGTCTGGAAATCGATGCTTTCTTCCTGTGTTTCCGCTTCAATGCCAAGGTCGCTGAAGATTGTCTTTGGCAGAACATACGGAACATAGGATGTAACACCGTCTTCCATCACTCGAACGATGAAGCCTACACCGACATAAGGCTTTGCCTGTCTGTCATCGTAGTCATATACATCCACTGTGTTACCGCCACTGCCAAGAGATACGCTTGTCGCTTCAGGAAGTCCCATGATCAGCGTTCTTGCTTCCGCTTTCAGTCCGTCTACTGTCAGTGTGACTGTGCCGGAACTGAATGTATTTCCAGCAGATTCCGCAACAACGTTGTCTGCAAAGAAATCGTTGTCATCGTTGGTTTCGATGTCCAGAGAAACATCGACACCTCTTGCCAATGGAATCAGTCCTGTGTAGGTGACTGTTGTTCCTGTTGCACTGTAGAGTGCGACTACTGGTTTGGAAAAGCCAGTAATTACCTGTCCGTTAGCCATTTTTGTTTTTCCTCCCTAACGTTTAATTGTTTAAAAAGAAAAGATCTGAAATTACTTCCAGATCCTTTCCATTTGCTTTTCGAAATTCTCACGGATTATCTCGATTGTCTTTACGGTCTCTCTCGATACCGTGTTGTCCATGAATGGCTGTGCCACCATGAACGATGTGCCTTTGTTAACCGACCTTGCAATCATTGCATTCGGCTGACCCTTCGGATATTTCTTGGTCTTGATTTCGTTATATCCATCGAAACCGCACTTGACGTTGTATCCGTTGTTCCCTGCATGCATCTTCGCAATACCGAACGATTCGATCAGTCCCTTGTACTGTTTGGAAGACGGTCCGCTTCTGAGCCTTTTCTCATGGTGCGACCCATCATCGACATTGATATCCAGGATGGATCTCTTGATGGCATTGCCCATGTGTTTTCCTGCGGGATAGATCGATTTGCCGATAACGCTTGTCAGTGTCCTGTCGGTCTTGATGCACAGATCGATGAAATCATCCATTCCTTCTACCTTGAATGTCGGCATGTTACAAAATCCTCCATCTCCATGTGTAATGGATAAACTGTGTCTCTTCCTCAAACTGGACATCGTCAAGATTCCATTTGCACGACTCGATCTGATTCAGGGCATCCTGGATCGCATCAGCCATCGGATCGTACTCAGTCTGCGTGAAGTAGTCCACCGTACCGCCGATTGCCTGTTCACGTTTGTGAAGATCGGCTTGTAGTGCCGAAGGCTCGGTGTCCTCTTGCCATATGCATGTTCCCGCATTCTCAACATACCGCCAGTAATGGTAGACTGTCAGTCCCTCGATGCCTGTCAGTGCATCACGGATCTTCGTGATCTTATTCAGCGATGTCATGGTAGTCCTCCAATCTCTGCAACGAAAGACGAGTGTATCTCAGATTGGTGTTCTCCTCTATGACATGCTCAACACGATGCACGACCATCTGTCTGCCATCACCGATGACGGCGATCATATTCGGCTGAATCTTGCGGTCTTCATGCACGTATGCAATCATGTCAATGCGTTCATTCTGTCCAAGTGCAAGGTAGTATCTGTTTGTGTATACATTTCGCTCCTGAAACCAGTGCTTCCTGAATGGCACAAGTTTCATGCTCGGCATATCACCATTTTCTGCCGTGTTCTCTAATCGGCAGATCTTCATTGTGCCACTGTCAAGAATCATACTGTTTCACTCGCTTTCTGCCTGAACAGTCTGTTGTTCAAGTTCCAGCGGAGCATTCTCGGCATATTCTGGATGTAGTACGAAGTGTATTTGCTACCAGTGGTCTTTCTCTTCTCGTAAAGCCACATCGCATACATGGTGATGAGCCTGAGGTCTGATTCCGACTCATAGTCCAGTGTCACACCTTCCCATCCGATCATGTCGATTGCGGATAAGATGTACTGTCTGAGATCGGCAATCTTCTTTGCCTTGTCCTCCTCATCCATGTAATCAAGAAGCAATTCGTCACTGTTCAAGACCATCTGTATCAGGATATCCATAATCTCTTCTGTCATATCAAATGCCCCCTGTTTTTAAAAATGAAAGGAGCATGTTTTGCCATGCTCCCTAGGTTGTGTTTTAGTGGGTTTGCTCGTCAGCCTGTGTAGTCCCTACCAACGATAGCACTGCCCACCACTCCGACAGTGCCTATTAATTTGCTGTGTCAGCTGCGAAAGTCATTGCAGCTGTAGGTGCAGCAGTACCGCCAACAGTGACAGCACCGAATGCTTCGGCAATGAGCGGTAAGCCGTCATAACGTGCAGTTGCTTTCCATACTGTCTGATCCTGAAGGAATCTTACATGCTGAGACTCAGCGAACTGTCTTCCTGCTCTTTCTGCAAGCAGATAGAGATCGAAGTAACCGTAGATGATTACGTTGTCAGGAATGAAATCGAGAACAACGAGATCGCCACCGATAACAGGCATAACACCATTTACACCGCTGACGATTGCACCGGAAGCATTGATTGTGATTGCTTCTGTTAACAGTTTTGTGTATGTAGCATCATTCATTACCCATGTAACGTTGCCACGAGCGAAGCTGTTCTTGATGACACCTCTGAGTGCTACCAACTGCTGGAACAGTTTGACACCTGTTGCGTTTGCAGCAGTGATGTTTGTCAGATGTGTTGTGTGCAGATCTGCCCAAGGTCTTGCAGTTGCCGGATAATCGGAAGGCTGTTCTGTCTGAGCAAGACGAGAAACGATACCCAGTGGCATCTTGTTGTTTGTAGTTGTGTTCTTTCCGTAAAGGATAGCCTTGTCGAGTGCAAGACCGATGCCATAGCCAAGTGCAGTGATGATCTCGGATGCAAGGTTTACATCGGAGTCCTCAAGTTGAGAATTGCAGAGTGCGTAGTAGCCACCGACCTTGTAACAATCCACGGTGGTGTCTGCGAACGTCATGCTCATCTCGTTAAGATTAGCACAGCATTCTGTCCAGATAGCTTCCTGCAAGCCACCCATGATAACCATTCTGCCTGTGCCGGAGATAGCACGTGCCATAACTCTTCTGTACAGTTTGGAATAGTCTTCAATGTTCTCACGGAGGTATCCAAGGAAAACCTCAGGGATTGTCAAGCCAACATTTGTGATGGCTCTCTTTTCTTTCATTGCGGAGCGAACTTCGCCAAGGAAATTCTTAACATCTTCCTGTGCGAAAATTGCGTTGCGTGTCTGGATGTCCAATTTTCCAAAGACATTTCTCTTGTTCATTGTAATGTTTACCTTCCTCTCTTCTGGTAATACCTCAGGATTTACTTCTGCCTGTGGTGTTGCTTCTGGCTCTTTGTTTGCTTCTTCTTCGATCTTTGCCAGTTCTTCTTTGTAGCCTTCGATTTCCTTTTCCAGTTCCTCTTTGGCTTTTGTGTTTTCTTCTTTTTCTGCTTCTAAAGCATTGACCTCTTCCTCGACAGTGTTAACTTCCTCGTCTGTCTCGGCTTCCTCAAGTGCTTTCTGCAATTCGCTTTCCCTTGTTTCCAGTTCCTTAAACTTCTCTAGGATCGGTGCGAGATTGCCGTTAGCACGGTCAATCTTCTTTTTCAGCATCAGTGCTTTGATTGCCATTTTTTCCTCCTGTCAATCTGTTTAAAAGTTCCTTCTTGCGAAGCTGAAGTTTCCTCTTCGCAATGTTCTCAAGATCATTCTTCCTGGCATTAACGTGTGTTGCTTCGTAGGCGGGAAAACACACCGGACTGATCTCAAAAAGGGGATCTACCTCCGTGATAGTCCAATGGGTAGTTCCATCACTTCGTGTTTCCTCTGTCTCTGACTTAATACAGAAACCGAAGGAGCATCCTGTGATGTCTCCACGCTTAATCCGTTCGTAAGCATTCATCGCATCGCTGTCTTTCGGATTGATCTTGATCGTTCCCCACAAACCATCTTCCCTGTCTTCTAGGGATAACGTTCCGGCACGTACTCTCCCTAAAACAATGTCATCGTTGTGGTTGTATAATGCTCTGACATCTTGATGTATAGAATTCCTGAACGCTCCTGGTGCGATGCTCTCGGTAGCACCTTCCCAGACTTGGTAGTCGGAGTTGTATACAACGAAACAGCCAGTTAAGGTCAGTTCGTCAGAGTCATCTCTAGTCTCTAAGTTTTTAAATTCGTAATATCTCGTTTCCATCAGTTATTCCTCCTGATCTATCAGCTTGCTCTGATCTCCTAAACGATCAATCGGCAAGTAGTTCTCTAAAACATGAAGTTCATTCAGTCCTTCCATCGGATCGTATCCAAGGATGCTTCGTACCTCGTTGCCTGTCACGATTCCACGGTCATACAGAACACCGAATACCTGAGAAATAGATGTGACATCCCAGTCCATCAATGACCTTGTGTTGAATCTCAGATACCAGTTCTCGGAGATAATCAGCTTCTTTGTCAGTTCCTGTGCAATGCGTAAGCACATGGGACCGATGACAGTCTGAATGAAATTGTTCCATTGCTTCTGGTTGTATTCGCCTACACCCAAGACAAACGGTGGAACACCAAGAATCGCAGCAACAAGCCGTTTGTCCATCTCTGCCGTGTCCGCAATCGCAAGATCCGCAAGAGACAATGGTCTTACCTGCTCAACTTGGAACTGTTCGCCTGGAATCAGCCACGGCTCACCTGCTTCGGCTGACCTGACATAATCATTCAGGATTTTCTGTCTTCCTTCGGGTGTAGAGAACTCGTCAATCATTGCATCGACCTTGACGATGATTGACGGCTTCCACTTAGAGGACATGAATGCATTCTCTGTCTCTCGGCTCTGTTTCAGATTCTTAGCCAAGTCCCTGAGTGATACGTTCAGACCTCTGCCCCAGTACAGATAGTTCTTGTCTGGGTTCAGGGTGATGTGAATGACATCGCTCGGATCTCGCTCCCTGCCATCGATGACGATCTTGTATTTCGTGTAACTGGTAAAAAGAAAAGAAACCCTTGAAGCACTGACTGGCTCTAGGTTTCTTAGGATTCCACCGTAAGTGTGTGGCAACACGATGGAGTTGCCCTTGCCATACAAGAGCAGATTCATGACAATGGCTTCCATCCACGAGTACCTTGTCATGGTGTCCATCGGATTGATGTCAATCTTTCGTGACAGTTCGTTTTTGATTCGTACATCGCCATCCTTGGTGTTGCTCATGAGATAGATCGTCATGGATGCCACCAGCTGTGCGATGGCTCGGCATCCTGTGACTATCTCAGGGCATTGGTCAAGCGATGTGTACTCGGTGCAACAGAGATCGTTGAAATCCGTAGACAGCACGTAGCCGACATTTCCACTGTTACGCTTCTCTGGTGCTTTCTTCTTTCTGCTAAAAATGCTCATCTGCTATATACCGCCTTTGTGTTTAACCGAAAAAGTTTGATATCTTCGTCTGCTTCTCCTCGCCCTGTTCCATCGCTATGCATGCGAATACCGATGCATCGAACAGATCGATTCTGTGTTCCGGCTGTACCTTGTCGTACTGCACCGCATCATCGGTCTTCTCGACCGCCCTGACGTTTGATACGCAGTACTCGTAGGCTTCCGAATGCAGATAATATAACTGACCATTCTTTACCGAATGCTCAATGTGTCTGAAACCCTGTGATTTCAGATAGAAATACTGTGGTATGTCCTTGATGATGAATCCGCTTTTCTTCATCATCGGAAAATACTCCTGTTGTGCAAACTTGCGGTCATGTCCGACCATCGATATCTTGAATCCCATCGACCGCATGTCGATAAACCACTGCACGATGTCTCCCATGTTTACTGTCGGAGAGTTGCACATCGTCAGCCACCCATCGTCCTGCCATCCGAACAGTGGTATGCCGTCCTCGTCAGCTTTCTGTACCGCCATTGTCCGTGGGAAGAAAGCGTGAGTGATCACGATATCCACACCCTGGTACTGACCAAACAGGCATGCTGCGGTTAAGTCATATGTTCGTGACAGGTCCGCACCGCCATACCATCTGATCGGCAGGTGTGCCAGTTCCTCAAGTGTCCAGTTGTATTTGGCATCCGACCGTCTGAACTCCTCGATATCGAAGTATGCCTTGAGATCGTTGGTAAATACGTTCAGAGACTTGGCAAGGAAGTCCTTGCGTGACTGCGGGTCGTTCTGTGCCTGAAGCGAATCGTTCAGGATTTCCTGTGGTCTGATGGTTATGCCGTAGTTAGGGTTAGCCATTTCATGGATCTCTGGGTTTGTGTAGTCCACCTCGCCTGTTGCCAGATCAGGATCTGCTTCACAGATGAAGATGAAGTACTGCTCGTCATTGGCTATGCCGTCTAAGATTTTCTTACAGTATTCCAGTCTCTTGCCCAGAAAGCCTTGGGCATTATCGCCCGCCGTGGAAATTCCAATTAAAAGTTTGTTGGTATAAGCCTTCATGGCTTGCTGGAACAAGTTGTATTGCTTTGGTTGCTTCAGTGCGTGACACTCATCAATAATTGCACATGAACAGTTCAGGGAGTCTTGCTTGTCTGGACTCGCAGCCAAAGCCTTAACAAAGAAAGAACCGTCAGGAAGGGTTGCACTAAACGAGTGATCGTTGTGGTTGTCGTTGATGTGAACACAGCCACCATCCTTATCCCATTCACCCATGTTCTTTATGTTGTATGTCATGAAGTTAAATGACTCCATTGACTGAATTAAGGCAGCAGAAGCGATGTAGCACTTGCTACCTGACTTCCGGTAAAGCAAAGCCAATGACCATGCCAAAGCAGCGGAAAACCCCGTTTTCCCATTCTTCCTGGGCATGTATATCAATGCTTCGTGATACCTTACAATCTTCGTCCCATGCATCTTGAAACCAATCAGATTGTAGATAATGTACTTCTGAAATGGTTGCAATAAAAAAGGTGTACCTCTGAGTGGTGTTCCATCCAGTGATTCACCCTGTTGATGACACATGGTCTTCTCAATAATATCTATACAAAAGTCCGCATCCTTGGCATCGAAGTCATACCGCTCATCGTGCAAGTCCTTCAGAAACCTAAGAACACCTTTTTTCTGATACTGGCATGCAATCTTGCGACCGCTGACAATATCCTGTGCATATCCGTCTACCTCATCCCAGTGCTTTCCAAGCCTGATGACCGTCAATCTGTCAATTCCTTCAAGGCACTGGCTAATGCACTAGCCTTTGCCTTTTCCTTTTCTTCACTGAATGCCTTACGCAATCCGCTCGGTGTGAGTCCAAGCTGTGACCAGTATGTGAGGGCATCCTTTTCGCATTCCTGCAGGATGGCAAGTAACGGATTCTTGGCGAGATTCTGTGCCCCTCTGTCCTGAGTTTTGATCACCATCAGCTGGCATCCCTCGTCAGTCCACTGCTTCAAGGCAGAATCTCGTCTTGCCAGGATGTCTGCGAGCGTGTCTATTGCACCCATGTATGCATCTTGATAAGTACCGACCGCATTCATGCTTTCGATAATCTTCTTTTTCCATGCACCACGTTTCATTCACTTTCTCCCTTCGCAAACTTCCATAATGCCAGTATGGCACTAACCTTTTTTACGTTTTTGACTGTTTCCTATTTTTAAAAATTATTTCCGAAATAAATTATGGCGAATCTAGGGGGTATCTAGGTATACCCCATTATTTTCGCCCTGGGAAAACACTTAAAAAAACCTCTAAGTTACGGAAATGTT